AATGACGATAAGTCCACCCCTATAAACGTCGCGGCAGTGCCAAAAGGCTTTGCAAAAGGATCACGCAGAAGTGTCTGAATCATAGTGTGGATACTGTCTTCAACAGATCCTTCTTGTTCGTTCACAAACTGATTCCAGTTTTCCATTATCAGTTTCATCACTTATAAATAGTCTAACTATCCGTTAAAATCCCGATTACGTGATTCTCTTTAATCACTGTATAAGTCTCGCCGTTGTGCTGGATGTCACGGAGCATGTGTGCCTCCACAACAATCTGCAATCCCGTGCCCCAAAGGGTTCCGTTCTCGCCCGAGCAGTTGACTACTTCAACCACTGCAAATGGGCTTTCTACTGCGCGGTAATCCTGGGGTAGCAGGATGCCGGAATTATCATCATCCGTCTCCTCTAAACTCCGTACCGACAAGTAACTATTAACTGGTGTAAAATTCATTTTTTCTCCTATCCACATTTTGCAAAACCGCAATTCCGACATGTTACACAGCCCTCAACATATACAAGACCCTCAGTTTGGCATTCAGTGCACGTCTTTTCTGTGGCTGTTTGTCCGTCGGGAATGTAGTTCTTTAATATTCGAGCAATACATTTAGCAAAACTAAACATATCGGAATCGCGATCTTTTTGTAGTTGTTCCACCACATACTGAATATTAGCGCCGTGGCGTAACCCTAACGAAATCATCCGCGTGAATGCCGAATGATTGGGGTTATCGAATACACTAACAAGATCTTTCACAATCACAGTGTCGCCATTGGTACCCACGTGAAGATCATAAACCGAATTCATTGATTTACGAGGATTCTTCACTAGCGTGCCTGCTGCCTTTGCCCGCGGGATCTCAATAAGATTAGAAAGCCCCCCCATGACTTCGTAAGGCTTGCCATCCAGGAGACCAACCATAATAACCCACTTCTCACCTTGAATCGTGGTGTGGTGAATATTACAATCCAATTCCAGGGGGCGCTTAGGCGCCTTATGTTGGGGGAACGCGTCCTGGGATTCTGTCTTAGTGATCAGAACTCCCGCTCGGGATCCTTCAACGTAGACCGTCAACCCCTTCAATCCGCGTCTCCAGCCCTCCATATACAATTCCCCTACTAACGTGGGGGTGGTCCCCTTGGGGAGGTTGATGGTAGAACTGATGCTATGATCAATACTTTGCTGGATGGCGGCTTGGACAGCTACGCGCTGTTGCCAATCAATCTTGTCAGACTCTACAAAAAAGGCTGGTAATGGTCCTGCTTCTTCAAAGGGCTGCCAATCTAGCCAAGCCTGCGCATTGTGGTGAAAGACTTCATACTCCACCCACCGGTCTCCCAGATCATCAACATAATCTGCTTCAAGATCCTGTTCATCATGCGAAAGCTTGCGCCGGCGCGTATAAGAGTTCCGGAAAACCGGTTCAAGACCCGAGGATGTTTGTGACATAATAGAGACTGACCCCGTCGGTGCGTTCGTCAGAATAGATATGTTACGACGGCCATGCTGGGCTATCAATTGTTGAAGCTCATCGGGCAAACGCTGAATAAAGTCGTTGCCTTCTTCTAGGCTCCAGTCGAAGGCGGGAAATGCGCCACGTTCTTGAGCAAGATAGACGCTCTCTTCGTACGCTGCGTTCCTTAAAGTCTCGTAAATTTTCTCAATAATTACAAGAGCTTCGGGGCTATCATATGCCAAATTCAGGCAGGCGAGAGCATCTGCCAGCCCATGAGTGCCCAGACCGGTGCGGCGACCATTAGATGCGGCGTCATGTAGCTTTTTCCACAACTTCTTTTCGTCGATAGTGTCGGCACCATTGTGAATCCGAACAAGCTTTTCCAGCTCCAATTCCACTAAGTCGTCAGAGAGACGCATGCCTATCGAAGCCACTTCTTTAAGCTTGTCGAAGTCAAAGTCTGCATTTTTTTCAAAAGAATTTTTGACGAGACTTTTTAAATTCAAAGACACTAGCCTACACGAGTCGTAGGCAGAAAGCGGTATTTCCCCACAAGGATTAGTAGTCTTAGTTTCAAACTCAGGATACGCATGGGCAGGCAAATTCTTGGTGATGTTATCCCACATTAGGAGCCCGGGCTCTGCTGTCGTGGTGGCAGAGGAAACAATCGATTCCCATAAAGTAGTGGCATCGATTTCGCTTATATACTCTGGCTCCTCAGCGTCCACTGGGAACTGCAGGGTGAACATCTCGTTGTTCTCGACGGCTTGCATAAAACTATCGCTTATTTTTACTGATATATTAGCTCCCGTTACCTTAGACAGGTCCTGTTTCATCGTAATGAACTTACCGATATCCGGGTGGCGGATATCCATCGAGACCATGAGCGCTCCGCGGCGCCCATTCTGTCCAATCATACGACATACATATGAATAGAGGTCAGCGAAGCTCCATGCGCCAGTGGTAGTCCTAGCTGAGTTATTAACTGCAGCACCTTCGGGCCGAAGATCAGATAGATCAAGCCCAACACCACAACGGCGCTTAAACAAATTAGCCAAATCTTTACCGCTATCCATAATAGACGAAATATTATCTTGTGGATTATCCACAACAACACAATTAGACAAAGACACGTTAACATGATTATTTCCTATCCCCATCATGGGCGAGCCCTGAGGTACAATATATTTAAAATCCTTGAGGAACGAATAGATCTCCTCCTCTGTGATGGCGCTCGTGCCAGAGGCACTAAACTTATTCTCCATGCGAGCGAACTCTTGAGACAATCGACGATGCATATCATCGGGGGTCTTTTCCAAAAGGTGACCCTTCTTATCACGCAGACAATACTTGGTGATAAAAACATTCGTTGCCAACTCATCACCATTGAAATATTCTAGAGTCGCCTCTGTAACTTGGTCTAAACTAAACATTCTCAACCTCCACTATTCTTTTTGAAGTTCTTGTATTTTTCATACAGGTTCGCTTTTTGTTTTTTCGCACTTACCTCAACAACTTCATCTTCTTCTGAGGGTTCTAATACCTTAATGCATACATTCGCTGTATCCATGAACAGAGGGAAGACTAACCCATCTGGTCCATTGCGATTCTTTGCCACGAAGAGACGACCACTATTGGCTACCTTGTCCTCAACCGTGCGGGAGATACTAAAGATAAAATCTGCCACGAAACATTTGTTAAATGCCTCGGAGATTGACTCCATCGTAATAACTTCTGCGTTAAGTCCAGACCTATTTGTCTGGGATGCTGTCCACACTGGCGCCTCGTATTCTGCTGCGATGCCCCGCAGCTCTTCATAAATAGATTCGAGTTCGTTCCTTTTCTCTTTTAAGTATCGTACCGGGCGCAACAAATCGCCGTAGTCGATAATGATCATGTCGACATCTATACTACGCATGCGCAACTTTTCTAAATGATTCCGGATAGTTTGGGTACTCGCCGTCTTGGTGGGATACTCTTTTACAATCAACTTGCCTGGGACCTCATTTACTTCTTCATAGATTTTTTCTTTAAAACTGGAGAGATCCTGGAGGGGAATCTTAGTGAGGCAGGAGTCATACCGAGACGCCACCACTGTGTCTTGTAACTCTAAAGTATAATGAACTACTGTCTTGCCTTCTTTGAGAGCTTGGGTTCCCAGGTGAACAAGAGCCATCGACTTACCAGCACCAGTGGGTGCAATAACAACGCCTAACTCTTTCTGTCCTAATCCCCCTTTACATATATCATCAATTAAAGTCCAGCCTGTACCCACTGGGTTACGGAAACGAGGCTTAAAGCGCTCTTCAAAGTCTCGCTTATAATCATAGCCCGTATCGTTATCAACCCCGAGCTTAAGAGAGTCATTGATAACTTGAGAGATCTCATCAAAGGAGGAGTTCTGGAGCAATCCGATGGACTTGACCATCGCAGATTTCAAGTTTTGTTTCTTGCAAAAGTCTAAGGCCGTTTCTTTAATATACCTTAAATCTGTGGGGTCCGAGACTTGACTGCGAACGTAATACTCGCGTACTTGCTTGGTTGTAAGCTCATTCTCGTTGTCCAACTCAGAGCGCAAGATGGTTTTCATGATATCCCGCGAAGGATGCACTTCATACTTCTTACGATACGTAAATACTTTGTTCAAAAATAGTTTTAGATAATTTAACTCTAAAAAATTGACATCTAGTACTTCTTCAATCTGGTCGGCAAATGCCCGGTCGTCCAGAATGGCCATGCATAGTTTCTCTTGGAAAGATTTTCCATATTTAGAGAAAGTAACGCCCTCTTTATTAAATTCCACAGCTTCCCTCACGTTCTTATCCTATCAGTTTTTGAGTGCCTTGTCAAGGCAAATGCGATTCATTGTTGCATGTAAATCATCCCAATTGAATACACCAAAGCCATCTTGATTCATCATGCGAATGATCTCGGTTTTATTGTAGTCGTATTCAAAGTTTTCCAGGGCGAAATGCACTTTATCTCGGCACTGCAGGGAGAGTGCGGGAGCATACAGCTGCATCAACTTGTAGTTCTCTATAATTACATCTCTGTACTCCAAAACGTTCGTGAAAAACTTGGCTTTGGACTCTGTGTGAAGGCAACAATCAAAAATCTCCTGCAATGTTACGTCTTTATCTTCCCTTAGAAAATTAAAGTTTTTTGAAATACTTTTTAGCCCTGCTCTTGGAACACCCTTGAGATTGTCCGACGGGTCCCCAGCCATGGCACGGGCGACAGCAAAGTTCCTGGGATGAATATCAAAATCCTCTACTATATTAACCATGGTGTGTACTTTTTTCTGGATGGGGCGAAACAAAACTGTTTCATCATCGCACAGTTGAAGGAAATCTTTGTCACTTGAGACAATAACCTTCTCCCATCCCTCAAACTGAGGGAGCCGCGTAGAAAATGCAATCACATCATCGGCCTCCACCTCATCAAAGCGCAACTGAATCACAGGTAACTCGTTCAAATATTCCATCAAGCGCAGCTGTTGCCACGCCATGTTGGTTCGTTGCTGTTCGTCTGTAAGGTCTGTCTGTCGGTTGACCCGGATCGGCTTGCGACCCTCCTTATAGTTCTTGTTTTGCTCTCGCCTCTTCCGACTCCCCCCTGGACCATCCCAGATGATCATAACAGTGTCTGGCTTGATGTCCCGACACAGTTTCTGTAAGATGCCTAGGAAGCCCTTGAGACCCCCGATGGGCTGTCCGTGGACGGACAGGCTTGGGTTGACGATAAACGCCCTGAAATAGGCGTTGAGAGCGTCAACGATCATTACTCTTTTCATGTGTATCCCCTAACGTATGAAACTCCTATGAGTATACCTCACGGGAGCCTCGGTGTCAAGGGTTGTTTTTACTTTGTTTCCAGTCCAACCAGAAGCCGACGGCCACCATCAGGTGCATCGCCAACGATGCACAATACTCATGGAAAGTAGCATAATCTACAAAGTGCAAATGCACATGTCCCAAAACCCAAAAAGGTATAGCCATTTGCTGACTATACCAGATTAGGAAGAACCTTACAAATTCTTTCACTTCCTGAGATAGACTCCTCAGCGGCCGGACCGAAATTGTTTCACAAACGACAGGAACAACCCCTCGAACCTCTGGAATTCTTTTTTAACATCCGCTGCCATCATAGCCTCATCGGGCACATTATCCAGGGCGCGCTTAAGTTGAAGATAGTTGCGTCCTAAAATCCGTGCCAGATCCATACGATTGGGTCCTTCTGCACTACCTTCTCCTCCTTTGAGGTGCTTTTCTCTACACTGAGGGTTCTTTGCGCACAGTTCTTTACCCTTGGGTGTAAGGGGCGCCCCAGTGTCAGGATCGAAATGAGCTGCAGCCTTCGCCCTCTGTGGACCTCCCTTTGCTTGCACGGTGCGCCCTGCAGATTGACTGGCTGCGCCCGCATGGCGCGGTGCACTCCCTTTACGTGTGGCGCCAGCTGGAAGTTTTCCCGCCGCCTTGAGCCTATCATAAATAGGTCCTGCTAGTTCGGCTTCATTCATAAACTGACCCCAGTTTTCCATTATAAGTTTCATATCAGACATCGCAAGGTCTCCACAGACGTATAATAAATAGTCTTATTCTTTATCTACGTCGTAGAAATCAGCAGCGCTGCCCTCGCGAACATCGAACTTGCGAATGATCTCTTCATCCATGATCTCGAACACTCGGCTCTTGAACTTCTCATCTTCGAGTTTGGAAACCCAATGAGCGCTCTGGAATTTCTCTTCAGTGCCGTCCTTGTAGACCAGAGAGAACCAAGCCCCTGCTTGCTTAACGTTGTCGGAGCCCTTGACTGCTTCCAGCCAACTCTCTTGATCCTGAATACCAACCTCGTCGGTACCCCATAGAATCTTGAACGCACAGTTTCGCCCCTGTGTGCCGAAGCGAGACTTCTCAAGCTTGACCTTCACCTCAGAGCCGATGCGGAAACCACTCTCATCTTCGATGAAAGCCGCCTTCGCCTTGCGCCCTGTCAGCCAGATGCGTAGGGAATACACATAGTGCATAGCCTTTCCGCCTGGGGTAATGTAGGGTGTCGTCATTGCAACGATACGTGCGTTGGGTCCCTGTGGAATATTGGTCTTCAACTGGTTAAGAACCAGGAAGGCAGACTTTGTATTTGCAATTGGAATTGTCAACTTAGACATTCCCTTTGATAAGATGCGCGCCTTCATAGCCATAGTGGATTGGGGATTGAAGTCCCCTTCCACATCGGAGACGGTAGGAGTCAGAGCCAGCGAATCCCAGATAAACAGGGTTCTTTCGGTACCCGAATTGAGGACACTCTCCACTGTTTCTAGAACGTGTTCCACAGATTGTGCCTGGACATAGATCAGATCATCTAAATTACATCCGGTTCGTTCTAGGAATCCTGGGTCAATCGCTGACTCTGAATCCATATATACCACCGTCATACCCATCTTCTGGGCATTGGCTGCACACTGCGCGGCCATGAAGGACTTGCCGGTTGATTCAAGACCTGCAATCTCCGTGAACTTGCCAACTGGTATGCCGGCAAGCTGTCCGCGACAGACAATAGAATCCAACCACCGAGAACCGGTGGGGATCCATTCTTTTACCTCTGTAGGATTTGCTTCCTTCAGATTGTGGGCGACATTGACGCCCGAAGTTTTGTTAATTAAAGTTCGCAGACCATCAATTGAAATCTTGCCTGCTTTTGACTTACTTTTTGCCATCGAATCTCTCTCCGTATCTCTTATAAATCTCTTCCCTCACATCTGTGTGGAGGGATGCCACATGGTCCCGGGTGTCGCCGATGCGGCGCTGCAGTTCGAGCATCCAGAAAAATATGATACCAAAGCCCAGCGCCGCCCACATTTTCTACTCCGCGCTGTCGTCGTCGTCGGTAACAGCACTATCATCGTCATCCGATGCACTGTCGTCGTCGTCTCCACCGGGGCATCCCGTGGAAGTAGTAATAAAAAAGCCCATCAAGAGGGCAAAAATGGCCAAGAGGGCCAGTCGGTTAGTTCGAGCAATCATTTAATTTCCTTTCAAAATTCTTGTTCTGTTATGATCAGCGATCCTTCGTTGATCAATCTTTCATAGTGACTATGATACCCCAAAAGGCTTACTGTGTCAACTACTATTTTACGCATTGCTGAAGATTTACCGGTGATGATACGAAGGGGCAAGTCGTTATTGTACACAAAACTGTGGACTTTGCTTTGTACCGCCTCATATCTCTCACCGTGTAAATCTAAAGTCTGCATTAGTTCAGTGTTAGTGTGCCGGCCTTCGTCTGGACCACTACATCGAATCCCGCGACAAAGCTGTTAGCTCCGCTGCCGAGATTATATAAATCTGCAGCAGCAACTTTAATGTTAGCCGCAACTTCGCACGTACCTCGCTTGTGATCGTGGCGCTCTGTAGTGATCGTCAGAAGGTCATACTGATATGCCTCTTCTCGAATCTTGTCTGCCAGATAATCCTCGAAATAACCATCGCGCTCATAATCATCCAACATTCCTTCGTCTCTCATCGTACCAAGAATGTCTTCGTCATATCGCGAAAGCACCGTTACGCCGGCTGTTGCCATGGCGCTAGCGAGCATGGAAGCTGTCTCCGTGTCGCCGAGTGCAGTAGCAATGTAGTCATCTGAGATATGCCATATTTCAGCACTGTCTAGATAGTTCAAATATACATAATCCTCCGCGGACACATTGAGTTCCTTAAGTGTTTCTATAATATTGTCATCCATTTTTAAATTCCCTTTCTTTTGTAATAAGTTGAGACCCCTGTATCCCCGGGCCTCCCTGCGGCTGTCAGAGTTTAACCCGAGTTTTTAGTCTCTTGGACCTCAACGCGGAGTTCCTGTGCTAGCGTCTTAACTTCCTGCATTGCCTTCCGAACACGGGTACCTGCGGCATTGTTTCCATTGTTGAAGAACTTATCATGATCATCCCGAGTTTCCTCAAGGAGTGTAATCAGTTCTTCCAGACGATTTGTGTCAGTAGTCATAACTCTTCCTTTCTATGCGAGGCACCTGATAACCCTGTGCCTCCCTGTGGGGGGGATAATTAAAGAGCGCCAAGCTCTGCAAAGGCGGCATCAACGGCGCTTGCTTCACCGTCTTGAGTAGTACTACCATACTTCGTAGTCTCGCTACTGACCGTCTCTGGGTCCTCGACCTGTGTGTTCATGAAGGTATCCAGAATAGTCTGGACCTCCGCAGAAGTCTTTCGCTCAAACAGACCAGCAAACTCTGGGATGCTGTCGAGCAGTTCCGCACACTTGTCCGGGGTCATTTCCTCGCAAAGCGGGGAGGACCGACGACGAGGCACAAGCTTCGTCTGGGGGAAGGAAGCGCCCGGGGGCTTTCCATAAGTCATCTGCAGATCCGTGCCCGTCTCCGTATCGGTGATATCACCATACTCGGGATTCAGCACGAGAGTCAAAAGATTCTCGTAGGCAGTCTTGCCATAGCCCCAGATACGTACTCCGCGTTCTTCCTCGCCGCGAACCATCACGGGGCTGAAGAACCGCTGTCGCACGAAGAGGGACTTTGCGACCTTCTTGCTATGCTCATCGTTGTTGTCGGCACCTTCGCGCCACAACTGTGAGGCAAATTCACATACAGGACATTCGTCGCTGTAGTTTCGTTTGGGACACAGGAAGCCGCCCTTTTCGACATTGTAGTGAAACCACATTTCCTTGAAGGGGTCTCCGTCCGCTGTCGGAACGATTCGAATAGTCTGGTCCCCGTCCTCAGGGCGCCAGAATGTGTCATTTGAGGA